AAACATCCGTGCGAAAAACCGGCAGAAATGCTGCAGCAGATAATCAACGCGAGCAGTCGTCCGGGAGACCTGGTTGCAGATTTTTTTATGGGTTCAGGTTCAACGGTAAAAGCGGCGATGGCACTGGGGCGTTGTGCGATTGGTGTTGAGCTGGAGACAGGACGTTTTGAACAGACAGTCAGGGAAGTTCAGGATTTAATCGTTTGAAACGGATGAGATTGCAGAATTAATTACGCACCATTATTATTCTGCTCCCGGCCCTTTAGCTCAGTGGTGAGAGCGAGCGACTCATAATCGCCAGGTCGCTGGTTCAAATCCAGCAAGGGCCACCAACCGTCACCAGTTCATCAGGAAAGAGCGTCAACCCTTTAAGTTGAGTGTGCGAGGTTCGAGTCCTCGGTGGCGGGCCAGTGCCGACTTAGCTCAGTAGGTAGAGCGACTGACTTTTAATCAGTAGGTCACCAGTTCGATTCCGGTAGTCGGCACCATATGCGGGTATCGTATAATGGCTATTACCTCAGCCTTCCAAGCTGATGATGCGGGTTCGATTCCCGCTACCCGCTCCAGCATTTGAAATAAGCCTTATTGTATTGCAGCACTGGCGTATTTTTTATTACGTGGGAGCAGGTTGTTTTAAGAGACATTCTGTTCTCTGGCTATGATTTGAGGCCAGGTTAGCCTCAGTGCTGATTTTTTTTACGACAGCAGAATGGTGCATTATCGGTGGAGATTTTGTATTTCCTGGCAGGGTCGGTAATGCATCATTCTGATGTTGTAAGCATCGCTCAGAATAACGTTGAGATTAATCGCGTACTAAGCAAAACTTGGAAATACATCCTTAACCGCCGCACCAGGCGGTTTTTTTTATTCATTTTTTTCATGGCTCGCTACGGCGGGCCTTTTTCATATCCTCGCCACACCCGGCGCATATCACATCAAATATGGCTTACAGCCGTGTGTCGACTTTCTCCGGGGATTATCTCCGCGTAACTGACAACAAGGGGAAAACGCACGACGTGCTGACCGGAAGTGATGACGGTCGCCACAGCAATACCTCTCTGGCGTGGGGAGCTGGCGTGCAGTTTAACCCGACCGAATCCGTGGCCGTTGATGTCGCTTATGAAGGCTCCGGCAGCGGTGACTGGCGTACCAACAGTTTCATCGTGGGTGTCGGCTATAAATTCTGATTAGCCAGGTAACACAGTGTTATGACAGCCCGCCGGTTCAGGCGGGCTTTTTTGTGGGGGGGGAATATGGCAGTACTGATTTCAGGTGTACTGAAAGACGGTGCAGGTAAGCCGATACAAAACTGCACCATTCAGCTAAAGGCCAGGCGCAACAGCACCACGGTGGTGGTGAACACAGTGGCCTCAGAAAATCCGGATGAAGCCGGGCGTTATACAATGGACGTCGAGTATGGTCAGTACAGCGTCAGTCTGTTGGTGGAGGGGTTCCCGCCGTCACACGCCGGGATTATCACCGTATATGAGGACTCAAAGCCTGGCACACTGAATGATTTCCTCGGTGCAATGACGGAGGATGATGCCCGTCCGGAGGCACTGCGCCGTTTTGAGCTGATGGTGGAAGAGGTGGCGCGTAACGCCTCCGCGGTGGCACAGAACACGGCAGCCGCGAAGAAGTCAGCCAGCGATGCCAGCACATCAGCCCGTGAGGCGGCAACCCGTGCGACTGATGCTGCAGGCTTAGCACGTGCCGCCAGCACGTCAGCCGGACAGGCCGCATCGTCGGCTCAGTCAGCGTCTTCCAGCGCAGGAACGGCATCGACAAAGGCCAGTGAAGCAGCGAAAAGTGCTGCTGCTGCAGAGTCATCAAAAAGCGCGGCAGCTACCAGCGCCAGTGCCGCGAAAACGTCAGAAACGAATGCCGCAGCATCACAAAAATCGGCAGCCACTTCTGCATCCACAGCGACCACGAAGGCGTCAGAAGCTGCCACCTCGGCACGGGGTGCGGCGGCCTCAAAAGAGGCAGCGAAATCATCAGAAACGAATGCATCATCAAGTGCCAGTAGTGCAGCTTCCTCGGCAACGGCGGCAGGAAATTCCGCGAAGGCGGCAAAGACGTCTGAGACAAACGCTAAGTCTTCTGAAACGGCAGCAGGACAGAGCGCCTCAGCTGCGGCAGGTTCAAAAACAGCGGCTGCGTCGTCTGCCAGTGCCGCGTCAACAAGTGCCGGGCAGGCCTCAGCCAGTGCCACCGCCGCCGGAAAATCGGCAGAAAGCGCCGCATCATCCGCTTCAACAGCCACAACGAAGGCTGGCGAAGCCACTGAGCAAGCCACTGCAGCAGCGAGGTCTGCTTCTGCAGCAAAAACCTCTGAAACAAATGCAAAGACTTCAGCAGACAATGCTGCTTCCTCTAAGGCGGCAGCCGCATCGTCCGCTGGTTCAGCGGCGTCATCGGCATCATCTGCGTCTGCTTCAAAAGATGAGGCGACCAGACAAGCGTCAGCAGCGAAAGGTAGTGCCACGACAGCAACAACGAAAGCATCAGAGGCGGCAGGCAGTGCGACGGCTGCATCTCAGAGCAAAGTTGCTGCTGAATCCGCGGCAACGCGTGCCGAAACAGCAGCAAAACGGGCAGAGGATATTGCTGATGCCGTATCTCTGGAAGATGCGAGCACGACGAAAAAAGGTGTGGTTCAGCTCAGCAGTGCGACCAACAGCACTTCCGAGTCACTGGCGGCAACACCAAAGGCAGTAAAGGCAGCATATGACCTTGCTAACGCAAAATATACCGCTCAGGATGCAACGACGGCACGAAAAGGGATAGTTCAGCTCAGTAGCGCCACTAACAGCCCGTCTGAAACGCTGGCTGCGACACCAAAAGCGGTTAAGGCGGTAATGGATGAAACGAACAAGAAAGCGCCTTTAAACAGTCCTGCGCTGACCGGAACGCCAACAACGCCAACTGCGCCAAAAGGGACTAATAATACTCAGATCGCAAGCACGGCTTATGTGATGGCCGCGATTGCCGCACTTGTAGACTCGTCGCCTGACGCACTGAATACGCTGAACGAGCTGGCGGCGGCGCTGGGAAACGACCCGAATTTTGCGACCACCATGACTAACGCGCTTGCGGGTAAGCAACCGAAAGATGCCACCCTGACGGCGCTGGCCGGGCTTGCTACTGCGGCAGACAGGTTTCCGTATTTTACGGGGAATGATGTCGCCAGCCTGGCAACCCTGACAAAAGTCGGGCGGGATATTCTTGCGAAATCGACCGTTGCCGCTGTTATCGAATACCTCGGTTTACAGGAAACGGTAAACAGGGCCAGGAACGCCGTGCAAAAGAATGGCGATACCTTGTCCGGTGGGCTTACTTTTGCAAACGACTCAATCCTTGCCTGGATTAGAAATACTGACTGGGCGAAGATTGGATTTAAAAATGATGCCGACAGCGATACTGATTCATACATGTGGTTTGAAACAGGCGACAACGGCAATGAATATTTCAAATGGAGAAGCCGCCATGGCACCACAACAAAAGACCTGATGAATCTTAAATGGGGTGCTTTGTATGTTCTTGTTAAAGCCCTTTTCGGCAGTGAAGTAAAAATATCGACAGTCAATGCACTGAGGATTTTTAATTCATCCTTTGGTGCTATTTTTCGCCGTTCTGAAGAACACCTGCATATCATCCCTACACGAGAAAATGAGGGTGAAAATGGAGATATTGGGCCATTAAGGCCATTCAACATCAACTTAAGAACAGGAGTTGTGTCTGTTGGTAATGGTGCCAGGATTGATGGCGGGCTGGCACTTGGCACGAATAACGCGTTGGGTGGGAACTCAATTGTTCTTGGTGATAATGATACCGGATTTAAACAGAATGGTGATGGTATTCTTGATGTTTACGCTAATAGTCAGCGAGTATTCCGCTTTCAGAATGGAGTGGCTATTGCTTTTAAAAACATTCAGGCAGGTGATAGTAAAAAATTCTCGCTATCCAGCTCCAACAACTCCACGAAGAACGTAGGGTTTAATTTATGGGGCACTTCATCAAGACCAACTGTTGCAGAGCTTGGTGATGATTCAGGCTGGCATTTCTATAGTCAGCGAAATACAGATAACTCAGTAACATTTGCTGTTAACGGTCAGATACAGCCCAGCAACTGGGGGAATTTTGATTCCCGCTATGTGAAAGATGTTCGCCTGGGTACGCGTGTTGTTCAATTGATGGCGCGTGGTGGTCGTTATGAAAAAGCCGGACACGCAATTACCGGATTAAGAATCATTGGTGAAGTAGATGGCGATGATGAAGCCATCTTCAGGCCAATACAAAAATACATCAATGGCACATGGTATAACGTCGTACAGGTGTAATTTATGCAGCATTTAAAAAATATTAAGTCTGGAAATCCAAAAACAAAAGAACAATATCAGCTAACAAAGAATTTTGATGTTATCTGGTTATATACAGAAGACGGTAAAAACTGGTATGAGGAAGTGAAAAACTTTCAGCCAGACACAATAAAGATTGTTTACGATGCAAATAATATTATTGTCGCCATCACCAAAGATGCCTCCACGCTTAACCCTGAAGGTTATAGCGTCGTTGAGGTTCCAGATATTACAGCCAACCGCCGCGCTGATGATTCCGGTAAGTGGATGTTTAGGGACGGAGCTGTGGTTAAACGGATTTATACGGCAGACGAGCAACAACAACAGGCCGAATCACAAAAGGCCGCATTGCTTTCCGAAGCTGAATCAGTCATCCAACCGCTGGAACGCGCTGTCAGGCTGAATATGGCAACAGACGAGGAACGCACACGACTGGAAGCATGGGAACGCTACAGTGTTCTGGTCAGCCGTGTGGATACGGCAAATCCTGAATGGCCACAAAAACCAGAGTAAAAATTAAGGCCCGATAGCGGGCCTTCTCTCATTCTGGTTGTTCGGGAAACGTTACTGGCAGGCCGGAAGTGTCTGTAGATTCGACTTTCTGCGCATAGAGCATCCACTCGGTTAATTTTTGTTTATTCTCGTCGGAAATGATGCCCAGCCGTAGCTGTGAGTCCCATAGCTGGGTTTTATCCCTGACAAGTTGCAACAGGCTTTGCTTTTCATTTTCCGCTTGTTGCCTCTGCTCTTCCTCGGTATAAGTTCGCTTTATCACTACGCCATCTTTGAACATCCATTTCCCCGAAATATCAGCCCGGCGATTTGCTGTAATATCAGGTAATTCAACGACGCTTGCACCCTCTGGATTAATTGCTGAAACATCCTTTTCAATACAAATAATAACGCCGTTATGGTCATAGACCATTTTCAAAGTGTCTGGCTGGAAATTCTTTTGTTCCTCATACCAGTTTTTTCCATCATCTGAATAAAGCCATTTGATGTTAAATTGCTTTGTTAGCTGGTATTGCTCTTTTGTTTTAGGGTTGCCAGCAGTAATGTTTTTTAAGTGCATCATCGTTAAATACTCCCCGCGTTATACCACGTCCCATTAATGCAATACTGAATTGGCCTTGCCTGAGTTGTATCAATTAATTCATCACGGTTTCCGTTAACTGAACCCGTAACGACATA